TGGGGTGGAGCTTACGTCCGATTGGCCTTGGATCGAATGGTCTCATGTTAGTTCAGCGAGATCAACGAGTACTGATGACAGAGGCACGAGCCCGTGGCGACCGTCTGAGTGAAGAACAGGTTCACCGCCTGGGACACCGTTGAGTCGAAGTTGCTCCCGACCGCAGGGGCAGAGTTCCACGGAAGCACCGCAGAGAGGCTTCCCTTGGGAGCCGTGGCCGGAGTGCCGAGGATGTCCTCGCACGTCCACTTCCCCTGTCCGATCAAGTTCGCCGACGTGCCGATCGCCCGGCATGTGAGTAGGACCTCCAGTGACCACCCGACGTTCGTGTGAGCAGCGACGGAGTCGAGGAGGATCGCTAGACCGTCCCAGACGACCGTCGCACCGAAGCGCACGTCGAACCTTGCGGTGCCTGGTGTGGTGATAACGCTCGAGATGCGTCCCGATGCCTTGATCAGGAGCTGCTGACCTGCGGCCTTGAAGAAGTTCGCAGGCAGGGTGAATACGGCCCCAGTCGGAAGGAGAGTCGTAGCCGCTGCGGCCGTGACTGCCGTTCCGTCCGCTTGGGACGTGACGAGGGTCTCTGCGTAACCAAGTGACATGGGCTTGACTCCTATGCTGCGCTGAACTGACGACCGGACTTGAGATCCCGCATGATGATTTCCTGGATCTTTCGTGCGACAGTGATCGCGTCACCGTTGACGTTAAACGTGTTGTTGTTGACCACCGTTGATGTGTTTCCCGGACGCATCCCGTTTGGGAAGACTTGAGTACCGAGAGGTACTCGCGCTACCTCGGGTCCACGCTCCCCGACTTTGATATCGACGGTGCCGCCTTCCGCGAAACCTGGAATGCGCGGACCTTGTGGCACCCACTCTCGAACCTTACCACTTTGCCAGGCGGCAATAATCTCTTGGAACGAAAAGCCCCGTTCAGCCATCTTCACGGCTTCGCTGATAGGCACGCCCCAGGTGTTGACGCTCGATTCCAGGTTCGCCCGGTTGATCTGGAAAGAGCCACCGGCCGAGCGAGCTTCTTGCGCCTTCTTCAGCTCTGCGGCGAGGCGTGCTTGCTCGTCGGCAGCGGCCTTCGTAGCGGCAGCGGCAGCGTTCATTGCATCGGCGTAGGACTGGCCCATTCCTCGTGCTGCGTCCTCGAGCTCCTCCGTCTTCCGGAGCTGCTCGTCTAGCACATCGCGGGTGAAGTGGAGACCACTATAGATCATGTCGTTGTACGTCCGCCTCGCCGCATCAGCCTGCTGACGAAGGGCTTCCAACGACTTGTCTCGGACGGACACCCAACCACTGCCCACAGCTTCCAACGCGTCATCCGCCCGCTGACGGAGAGCGGCGTAATGCTCCTTGTACTTCGGATTCAGCTCGTCGAGCGCTGCCACTTCCTTCTGGAAGCGGGCTTCAATCGCCGCGATCCTCGCGTCGGTCGACGTACCCGTCATGCTCACGATATGGGCGAAGTGCTCCGAGGTCAGAGCCTCAATCGTCTCGAGGCTCTTCTTCTCCATGTCCGCGAGCTTCCCGGCGTCGATCGCTCGTTGCTTCGTGGCCTCCGACAACTGCGCTTGGAGATGCGCAAGCTTCTTCGAGTTCTCCGCGGCGATGTCCAGCGTGTCGCTGTGCTCACGCGTCTTGTTCTTGGCTTCGACCATCGCATCGCGAACGCGGAAGATCGTACCACCCAGAGCGTCAAGAGTCTTGTCGAACTCTGACGCACCGACGACGCCCTTATACGCCTCCGCAGTCTGCTCGGCAAGGCTCGCCGTGAACTCCTTCATGCGGTCGTTCATGCCAGGAATGAACGATACGAGCTCCGAGATCCCTGTCATGACGCCGAGAACAACAGTCTGGAGAACGGCCCACGCTGTGTGAACGACACGAGCTGTCTCGACCATCGCCAGCGCGAAGTCCGTCGCGACGATCGCTGCGTTCTCGATGATCCCGACGATGGTCTGAATCGACTCCTGAGAGTCCCCGCCAAAGGCCTCGGCAATCGCATCGCCGACAGCCTTCATACCGGCCGCGAGGACGGGCGACTGTGCTACCGCCTTCGACAGTTCGTCGATGTAGTTCCCTACGAACGTGCGCGCCGCTTCGAGCTGTTCTCCGAAGTCACGTTCCTGCTCGCCGGCCTTCGCCACCGCTTCACGGAGCATGTCCATGATGGCGATGCGCTTCGCCTCCACCTTCGCGGTGTCCGACAACATGTCGACGGTCGTACCCAGCTTCTTCGCGTATTCAGCCTCGGCGTTCCCTGCGTCAATCACACCGACGGCCATCGCGAGTGATCGCGTACGCCCCGTGACTAGAGCATCGGAGACGAGGTCCAACATTTCCTTCGTGCTACCGAGCCCGCGATTCTGCAGCACGAACGCTGCCTGCGACAGGGTGCCGAAGTCATCCGCTGTGAGCTTGACGCCCGCGGACAAGAGCTTCGCAGCGTCCTTCGTCAGCTGGAAATTCGTGATCGTGCCGAGAGTACCCTCACGCAGCTGCTCCATTACTGCAGCGGCATCGCGTGCACCCCCAGTGAACTGCTCGAGCGTCGCCTCAACATCGAGGATGTCCGAACCACGCTCGCCGAGCTCCTTCGCTGCTACAGCAATGCCTGTGAACGTCGCGGCGACCAGGGTTCCGGCAGCGGCGACGGCAGCGAAGTGCTTCTGCGTTCCCTCAGTGAACGCGAACAGCTCCTTGGAGACTACACTAAGGACTGAGGTGTAGTCGTCCTTGAGTTCTATTGCACCGGATATCGGAGCGAGTTCAACTGCCATCGGCCTTGTACCCTTGAAGGATGTTAGTTACTGCACACCACCCATCGAGCACCATCTCTTGAAACGCCAGCGACTGTTTTGGCGCGTCCATCGCCGCCATCTGTTCGATCTCGTCGCCAAATCGAATCAGGTTGTCTTGCAACGTCCCACCCCTCAGCGCGAGCACGATGTGGGCGAATCTGTAATCCATGCGCCGCTCGCCTAGGATCTCGAGGCGATCAAACGTCTGCCACTCGAGAAACTGGTCCGGCGTCAGCTCGTCTAGCATCCGGTCTACGTTTGCGTAGCCGAGCTGCGCCGCCAGCCTGTATGCGAACCTACGCGCTTCGCCTCGCGCTAGGCTTTTTTTGTCTCTTCGGGCGACTTCTCCCTGTTCAGCCTGACGCAGACCCGCTGGAGACGGTCCAGCACAGCCATGCTCTTCGACCTGAGCATGATGAGGTCAAACGGCACGCCCTCCTCATTCACCCGGTCCATCGAGTAGACCAGGTTGTCGTTCTCGTCGACCGCGCTGTACATCAAGATGATGCACATGCCGTCATCGGGAAACCGCTTGAGGTCGACGAGCTGTCGCATGGACTGCCCAGCCGTCATCGATCGCAGACGGATCGTGCCGCCCCACTCTGGAACCTCGACCTCTTCGTATTTCGTGTCGGCGGCAGACTCTACGTCCGCCGCCGACAGGAACTTGCGTATTGCCATGACACACCTCGTCGGGAAAAGGTTGACGAACTACGACTCGGTCACCGGCCCCGCCCAGGTGATGGCGCACATTGCCCCTTGCTTGCCATCGACGGGTGCCGGATCGAACTTGAACTGCTGGAGACGGGCATTGCCCGTCCGCAGCTTGCCCGAAGGGAACGCGATCTGCCAGTTCGCCTTCGTGTTGTTGGCCATGTCGCTGAGCAGCGTGATGTGCGTGGCCTCGCCGGCGACGTAGTTGATCTTGAACGTCGGATCGGACTGGCGCAGGATGCCCAGCACGTGGCTCTCCGAGCCGTCGTTGTGCGTCGACGTCTCGATCTTGTTCCGGCTCATGCCCCCGGGGTCGATCTCGGTGATCTCGCCGATGGTCACGAAGGCCGTTGGGGTCGACAGATCCGCACGCTTGATGAGGATCCCAGTTGTGGTGACGGCGTTAGACATGGGCTGTTTCCTCCCTTACGCCGAGGCACCGATCAGCACGATGTCGTACGTGACACCCGTGCCGCCGGCGCTGTTGGTGGTCTTCAGGATGTCACCAGTACCCGCGGTAACCGGCCATCCCGTTGCGTTCGGTGACACCATGACGAGCATGCCGCCCGGCATCACGTTGACCGTGTGGGCCGCAGCCCCGAACGGCCCGAGGAACGCGTTCACGCCGCTGTTGCCGAGAACCACGTTGTTCGTGTTCGCCGCCAGCGCGAACAAGATGATCGCCTTGATACGGGCGAACGTGAGGGCCACGCCGAACACGTCCGTCAGCACGCCTGCGAGATCCAGGTCGTACGTGCCCGATGCCGCGAGCGTTCGCGTCTCGGAGAACACGCGATCCGCCTGGTCAGCGCCGGTGCCGTTGGCCAGGTTGATCACCTGAGATCGATCGATGTTGCCCTGTCCCACGGCGATGCCGATCGCCGGATTCTGGTACAGGGCGCTGAGGATCAGCTGAACCTTTGAAGTGAGTGTCGTCGCCATTCTACCCTTCCTAGATAGTCCCGCTCGTTGCAGGAGAGTACCGTTTCACTACGTCGATGTTGAACGCAAGCCGAACGCGGCCGTTGTCGTCACGCCCCAGATCGAGCGCTTCGCTCTGGAGGTACGTCACCTGTCGCCACCAAGTACCGTTGACCATTCGGTTCCTGATGGGGTAGAGGAGCTCATACAAAGCCTTCACATGAGCTTCCGCTACGTCGTAGAGCTCCGCTCGCACGACGATTTGGGCTGATGGATGGACGTACGCCGGCAGATCCGTCATGTTGTGCGTTCCCTCAGGAGAGGCACCGCCTGTCGCGATGAGGGTGGTGAACGGCCCAGCACCAGTAATCGGAATCGCGGCTTTCGTCCCTTTGAAGAGGTCCGTGCCGTAAGTCCCGAGGCCTGCCTGCTCGATCAACCAGACTAGATCGTCCAACATGATTACGCGTCCTTCACCTTGTTGAGGTCGATCCGCTTCGCGATGCGCCCAGGAAGTTGCGGCGCGACCCGCTTCAACGGACGCTCGATGAACTTCGCACCACCCACCGGATGGTTGAGCTCAAGATCCTCGTGCACGATCGCAGCGTAGGAGTCGACGGGAGGAGTCAAGCCCGCGGCAATCTTCACCCCGACAACTCGCCCATTGCGGTAGAACCCAAGGACTTGAATATCGGCTCTCAGGTCCCCCGTGAGGATCGGCGTTGCAGGAACAACGTCTTGCACAGCGACTTCTTCCGCCACGTCCAGGAGCGCGGTGCCGAATTCATCGGGCGCGTTCTTCTGAAGCGCAGCGAGCTGCTTCAACGTCTTTGCGAGGCCGGTCCACGCGGAGAAGCTGATCATCCGAGGTACACCTTCGTGAGAATGGGGAGCCCAGTCTCCCTGTCCACGAATCCTTCCATAGCCAAGATCGGTCGTCCGGAAGAGTCTTGCGGATCTTCCGGCAGACGAAGCCTGTCCTGGACATTCACGACAACGTCTGGATCGAGGAATGTCACGGACGCGTTGCTGACAGCCGTGCTCCCTGTCAACGTCCGGACCTCCTTTTGCTTCTTCGTGACGAGAGCCGGGCGCGAGATCGACTCGTATGATCCCGCACCCGAACCCGTCTGCGCGAGGAAGCGGCGATGAACGACCTCGGGCTGCAAGTCAGCTGTCAGCGCCTTTGCTGTTGCAACGCCGCTACGCACTGTGTCAAGCAAGCCCATGATCCCTCACTCCTCGATTTCGATAGAGACGTCGGCCACCGAGGTCGCCGTGATGTTGAACAGCACGAGCGTCGTCGTTGGCGGAATCCAGATCTTCTGAATCTGGCCTGCGTTCGACGGCCACGTCCACGCCGCACCAACTGCTGCAGCGAGGCTCACGCGACCGTGGTAGTACGTTGGAGCGGTTGGTGACGTGCCCCAAGCCAGAGCGATTCTGGCCATCGACACGTCACCCGCCACCCCCTGTGACTGCAGCGCCGCAGGTGTGGTCGGAGTAATGCCAGCAGCTGCTGGCCTCCCGATTCCGAACACAGACGCGGTCGCGGCGTTGAGGGTCAGACTCAGCGCACGAAGGTAGCATCCCCGGGCACCTGCGATGATTTCCAGCGCAGCCTGGTTGATGGTCCCGTTCGTGGTTCTATCGGCACGTGTGTAGATCATCACGCCCTCACCAGCTGCCGTTGCGCGCCAGCTGGGTAGCCCCAGGTTGATGGAATCAGGTAGACCACAGTATCAGGGACGGGCTTCGCCTTGACCCCATCTTTGAAGATGAGTGTCACGACGTCCGCCGTGATTTGCTTGATCCCCTGCGTTTCGATGTCCGAATTCCCCGCCATGTCAGAGACGAGGAGCTGACGTGCGTACTCCGCCGTTGCGTGCTGGACTTCGATTGGGACTGTGTCGTCGGGAACTTCCTCCCAGCCGTTCCGCGTGGTCACGCCGGCACGAGGCCAGA